TGACCCTATCGCTATTAAAGTAAGTGGTTCGAATGGAGTAAAAGTTGTAGGAACACTTAATGTAACTCACACTGGTGATGAAGCAGTAGGTTTACCTTCGACTACACTCACAGCTGCAGTATCCGCGTCTACATTCACAATTAGTGGTTCTGCATTAGGATTTAGTGGTTCGGTATCTATCTTACCATCTGCAGTTAATGATTTATCAGATGTATTTGGTGAATCTGCTCGTGGTTCTAAAAACGCGTATGTATACAATTATTATGAGAATGCAGCCACTACTTTAGCTAATGCTATTGCAAGTGGTTCTCAAATAGTATTGGAAACAATGCCAGAGCAAGACTTTTTACAAGATATTACTTATGCATCTACTCCTTGGATTAAATCACAATTAATTTCTAACGAGAGATATGACCTTTTCCGTTTCCATACATTAGGAGATGGTTCAAACTATAATAAAGAATACAAAGTATCTATATTCAATGTTAAGGCAGCAGGAAGTTCAAACGCTACTGATTACTCAACCTTCTCAGTTTCAATTAGAGCATATTCTGATACTGATAGAAGAAAATCAATATTAGAAACATATAATAATCTTAATTTAGATCCAGCATCATCAAACTATATTCTCAAAGTAATCGGTGACCAAAACATCACTATTGATTCAGATGGAAAAATGAACATGGCTGGAGATTATGCAAATCGTTCTAAATTAGTTAGAGTAGAAGTTTCACCCGAAGGTTCATTCCCTATCACTGCTGCTCCTTTTGGACATGGTGCGTATGTTAATACCGTTCTAGTAGGAACTCAAACTCAAGTTCCAGCAGTAGTATTCTCTACTGGTTCTGCAGAAAACACATCCCAAACAACATTTAGATATTCAGGTATTGATTTGGAAACTACTTTAGTTAAAATTGATAACTCTCATTATTTAAAACCAATTCCTGATGGAGCTTCTGTTGGTTCAAATGTTGATTTTGCTTTTGATGGTACGATTACTATTAATGGTGGAACTTATTCATTTGGATATACCCTATCAACTACTGATACTGCTGAAGATATTGCAAAGAGACAATTTGTAGTAGGATTCCAAGGTGGATTTGATGGAGTATCGCCAACGGTATCAATCGATAAAGGAGTTGATATTTCTTCTGGTAATTCACAAGGATTTAACTTAGCAACTGCAGTATCAAGTGGTTCTATTGCTTATGTAAAGGCTATTAATTCAGTATCTAACCCAGATGATTTTGATATCAATTTGGTATCTGCTCCTGGTATTATTAGAAGACATCACTCTTATGTATTTGATAGGATTGTTGATATGTGTGAAGCAAGAGAAGATTGTTTCTTTATTGGTGATGTAGTTGGATGTGACGCCAATGATACTATTGATGAAGCAATTTCACAAGGTGCGGCAGTAGATTCTAACTATGTTGGAACTTACTACCCATGGGTTAAAACAATTGATTCAAGAACAAATAAATTAACATCAGTTCCACCATCAGTATTGATGCCAGGAATTTACGCTGCTAATGATGCTATCGCCGCTGAGTGGTTTGCTCCTGCTGGTTTGAATAGAGGTGGTATCGTAGGTGCAGTTAGTGTATTGAATAGATTAACACATGCTGAAAGAGACACCCTATATGAAGGAAAAATTAACCCAATTGCTCAATTCCCTGGAGAAGGTATCGTGGCATTTGGACAAAAGACCCTTCAAGATAGAGCATCTGCACTTGATAGAATCAATGTTAGAAGATTGTTGATAAAGGTTAAGAAATACATTGCATCTACTTCAAGATACTTGGTATTCGAACAAAACACATCACAAACTAGAGCAAGATTCTTAAATACAGTTAATCCGTATTTAGAAGCAATTCAACAAAGACAAGGTTTATTCGCATTCCGTGTAGTAATGGATGAAAGTAACAATACTCCTGATGTAATCGATAGAAACATCTTGGCTGGTCAGATTTTCTTACAACCAACAAGAACTGCTGAATTCATCGTGTTAGATTTCAATATCTTACCAACTGGTGCATCATTCACCTCATAATTTAAAAAAAGTAAAAAACTATATTTATTAGTATATAATAAAGGAGAAATAAAAAAATGGCAGAAGTATTAGAATTTAACGATATGTTCTATACCAATTTCGAACCGAAGATGAAGAACCGCTTCATCTTCGAAGTAGGTGGTATTCCTTCATATTTAATTAAAGCAGCACAAAGACCTACAATTCAGTTTGAAAAGGTTACCCTAGACCATATTAATGTTAAAAGACAACTTAAAGGTAAGGGTGAGTGGCAAGATATTACAATGACTCTTTATGACCCAATTGTACCATCAGGTGCACAAGCGGTAATGGAATGGGTTCGTTTATCTCACGAATCTCTAACTGGTAGAAATGGATATGCTGATATGTATAAAAAAGACATCCAGTGTTATATGTTAGGTCCAGTAGGTGATAAAATCGAACAATGGACATTGAAGGGTGCTTTTATTACACAAGCAAACTTTGGTGAAGTAGATTGGGCATCAGGTACTGACCCTGCTACAATCGAATTAACAATTTCTTACGATTACGCTATTTTGGAATACTAATACAATACTCCATTTTACTATACAAGAGAGTTCTCAAACGAGAACTCTTTTTTTTTCAACTTTTTTTAATTTATATATTTATATACAAATAACAAAATAAAGGTTTATTATGACAAATTATGATTTTCCAACGGAAGTAATCACTCTTCCTTCAAAAGGATTGGTATATCCAGAATCAAACCCACTTTCAAAAGGTTCAATCGAAATTAAATACATGACTGCTAGAGAAGAAGATATTCTTTCGTCTCAGAATTTAATCAAAAAGGGTATAGTTTTAGATAAATTATTTGAATCAGTAGTTGTTGAACCGAATGTTTCAATTGGTGATATTTCAATTGGTGATAAGAACGCTATTCTTTTAGCAACTCGTATTTTGGGATATGGGTCTGAATATGTAGTTGAAGTTACTGATCCATTTACATTAGAGGTTCAGAAAGTTAATATTGATTTATCGAAAATTGAAACAAAAGAAATTGATGAAACTATTCTTAACAGACAAAATAGATATGAATTTCTTTTACCAGTTTCTAAGAAAAAAATTAAATTTAAGTTATTAACTCATAAAGATGAAATTGATATTAATGCCGAAATTCAATCATTGAATCGTTTGGTTAAAGGTGATACTAATGTATCCCAAGAAGTATCAACTCGTTTAAGATATATGATTCAAGAAATTGATGGTAATACCGATAGAGTATTTATTAATAATTTCGTAAAAAATAGTTTATTAGCAAGAGATAGTAAATCATTGCGAGAATATGTAAAGGCAATATCACCTGATATGAATTTTAAATACGAATTCACTTCGGATATTACTGGTGAATCGGAGGCACTAGATATACCTTTCGGGGTTGGGTTTTTTTACCCTTCCGAGTGATTATAGTATCCAACTACATTCTCAACTTTGGGAAATGGTTAATTATGGTAATGGATTTACTTGGTCAGAAGTCTACGGAATGCCAATTCATTGGAGAAGATTCTATTTCAACAAGTTATTAGATGCCAAGAAAAGGGAAAAAGAAGAATACGATAAAGTAAATAAAAAATCAAGTTCAAGTGGACCAGGAGTCAGAGTGAGGAGATAAAATCTCCTCACTTTTTTTATATACTATATTTATATAAGACTAAAAATGTATTTGGAGATTTAAATGAAAAAGAATAACTTAAATGAAGGAATATTCGATGCAGCAGATAAATTTATTTCTGCATTTTTTAAAGGGTTGGAAAACAATACTGCTAATCAAGTAATTAGAACAGCTGAAAAGGCCAAATTACCGCCCGAGGCTATTAAATTAATGCAAGATATTGAAAATAGAAAAAGAGAATTAAAAAAGGCCCTTGAAAAAAGTAGGCAATAACTAAAAAATGGCACCAACTCCACAAGAAAATTTATTAATTACTGAGCGAATTCTTCGTTTGAGGGAAAAAATTCTTGCGCTTGAAGAGCAAGAAGCCGAATTAACTGAAGAACAGACTGCAGAATTAATTAAAGCTGAAAATCAATTATCTAAAATTTTAAAATTTAATGAAAAGAGATTAAAACTTGCTTTAGGTACTGCAACTGCCGAATCCGAACTTAGTTCTACAATAAAAGGTCAAATTTCGGATGTATCATCTTTATCTTCAATATATAATGGATTAAAACAAACAAATATTGCAAATCTAAGAGCTGCACAACAATCCCTTGCTACGGTTCAAAAAGGATTAGTACAAGATGAAAATAAAAAAGCAATATTAGAATCTACACTAGATGGAGTAAGTAAATTACAAGAAATTCAAAAACAAATTGCAGAATCTGGTCCTGATGAAATAGAAAAACAAGATGCATTACGAGAATCATATAAGTTTCAAGAAAGTTTATTAAGAGATACTCTTGGTGTAAAGCTCGATAATGCTGAGCTTACGCAACAAGAATTCGATGCATTAGAAAAAATATTAGATTCTCAAATGAAAGGATTAGAGGTTGCACAAAAATATGGAACCATATCCGCCGAAACAAAAGAAATAATACAAGGTCAACTTGATGCATATAAGGCAGTTGGTAAAACTATCCGTGGAGTAGTAGGTACAGCAAAAGTTTTAGCTAATCCTATTGGTATGGCTGGAGCTGCCTTAGTTGGTTTAGGAAAAACACTTACTAAAGTTGGAGAGCTTAATAAGGAATTAGGAACTAGTTTTGCTGATATGACAGTTGAATCAGCTGCTATGTCAATATTTTTTGAAGATTATGCAAATACCGTAAAATCTCTTAATAAAGAATTAGGTTCTGCATCCAAGTCAACAGGTATGATGGCTTTAAATGTAGAAGCTATGGCAATGACTTTTGGTATTTCTCAAGCAGAAGCATCTACACTTCAAGGTTCGTTTTCAAGATTGAATGGTAATTCTGACTCAGTTGCAATGGATATGATGGCAACCTCTCGTGAATTTGCAAGACAAAATGACTTAATACCTGGTGCTTTAATGGCTGACATGGCTGCTTCTACTGAAGAGTTTGCTTTGTATGGTAGTGATGGTGGTAAAAACATTTTGGCAGCTGCCGGATATGCACAAAAATTAGGTGTTGAAATGTCAACACTTTCCAAAGTGACAGATGGGTTATTAGATTTTGAAACATCAATTACCAAAGAATTGGAATTGGGTGCCATGTTGGGGAGAAATATCAACTTGGATAAAGCTCGTGCTTTAGCATATGAAGAAGATATGGCAGGAGCAGTTAGTGAAACACTTAGAGAATTAGGAGGAATTCAGGCATTTAATGCAATGGACCCTATTGCAAAACGAAAGGCAGCAGAGGCTATAAATGTATCAGTTGGCGAACTTCAAAAAATGGCAGCAATGCAAGAAAAAGGTGTCGATTTAAGTAGTGTTCAAATGGAACAATACGATGAAATGGGTAACTTGGTTGAAGGTATGGCTAATAAAGGATTAGGAAAAGTTGTTGAATTTTTAGGTGCTGGTGCTATAGCTGCCGGCCAATTAGGTGGTCAACTCTTTTTAAATAATAGATTGATAAAAGCATTTACTGCACAACAACAAATGTCATCAATGACTCCGCCGATGGGTGGAGGTATGACTCAAGGAGTTGATAGAAGAGGTAGATCTTTTACTAGAGGAGCAAATGGTAGATTTATGAGGGCTCCAACACCTCCACCTGGTCCT